ATAAGAAGCTCGTAAACATGGGTGGAGCAAGTTCTGGTTGGGTGGCTGAGAGAGAGTCTCGTCCTGAGACAGCAACTCCGACTCTCAGGGAAATTGCCATCAACCAGAAAGAGCTTTACGCCGAGCCTGGTGCCACCAACGTCGCCCTTGACGATGCCTATATGGATCTTGCAAGCTGGCTGGCTGATGAGGTCTCCGTTGAGTTCTCTGAGCAGGAAGGTTCGGCCTTCGTTAACGGCGACGGCGTAGCAAAGCCCCATGGGATCGCCGGGTACACAATGGTTACAAACGCTTCTTACGAGTGGGGTAAAGTTGGTTATGTCCCCGGTGGGAACGCTACGGTACTTAACAGTCCGGACGCTCTTGTTAACCTTCAGCACGCGCTTAAACCGGTTTATCGTAACGGAGCTACTTGGCTCCTTAACGATGCTACCTGTGCAAAGATCCGTACTCTGAAGACTGGTGAGGGTGAGTACCTCTGGCAGCCAGGTCTTGTGGCTAACGCCCCTGACATGCTTTTGGGTAAACCTGTAGCCTACGATGACAACACCGCAGACATTGCCGGAAACGCTTTTCCCGTTTTCTTCGGTAACTTTAAGAGGGCGTATCTCATTCTCGACCGAACGGGCATTCGTATTCTCCGAGATCCCTATACCTCCAAGGGAAATACCCTCTTCTATACAACGAAGAGGGTCGGTGGTGGAATCGTAATGTTCGAGGCAGTTAAAGCCTTGAAGATAGCAACTACCTAAAAAACAAAGCCGGGGTAACTCCCGGCCCAAATAAAAGGAAGGAAAAATGAAAGATTTATACAACAAACTTGGGGTAGTCTCTATCCTTGATCCGATTGCTATTAGTGCAACGGCGACCAAAGAGGACATTGACCTTGCGGGGTTTAACTCAGCCTGTCTTCTTATTAACTGCGGTCTTGATGATGGTACTGGATTGGCCGCCGATCACAAATTCGTGTTTACTCTTCAGCACAGCTATGACGGTGATAATTACGCCAATGTTGAGACGAAGGATGTTCTTGGGGTAGAGGTTACCTCCGGCGTCGTTCTTACCATCGCCGATACCGATTCGGATAACACTCTTTACAAGATCGGTTATGTAGGCGGAAGACGCTACCTCAAACTGGTTTATACAGTCACCGGTACAGTCTCTATGCCCATGTCCATTGAACTTGTAAAAGGTAACCCTGAGTCCTCCCCGGTATAGCATAATCAGGTTTTAAGTAACTACTCGGTCCGGGGCAACCTCGGACCGGGGTAACCACTGATAAAAAAGGAAATTTCAAATGTCATACATTCCAAAAACATATAGGAAAGACGGGGGCGATACCCACGTTATCGCAGATGGGGGTAAACTCCTTATCGAAAGCGGGGGTGTATTTGAGTTCGATGGAACACAGGTTACCTCTACGCAGGTGCAGGAACTTACCGTGAGTGGAGCTATTCTCGACGGCGTTCAGTCGGTCGAGCTTAACAGTACAGCAGCTGAAATTGTCGCAGCCACCCTTGCCGACGCTTCGGCCCATCAGGGTCTGTTCGTTGTCAAGAACACGAGTGCCTCTGGTACGAAAGCTCACACGGTGACCATTACCACAGGCACCTGGGACGGTACGAACAAGGTAATTACTTTGAACGCACCTAAAGAGTGTATTGCTGTATTTTTCGATAGTGCTGGTAACGGGACCCTTCTTGAAAATGTGGGTGAGGTTGCTCTATCTTAACTTAAACGGGGTCGGCTATGAGAAAATATGAAGAAATAGGCTATATGAAGACAGTTCTTGTAACTGGCCCCACAGGTACGTTTTTAAGCCTTTACGATGTTAAAGAATACCTCCGGGTTGACCACGATGCCTCTGATAGGCTTATCCAGTCTCTCATTTATGCGGCTACGGCTCAGGTGGAGAACATAACAAATAGAAAGATGGTCACTCAAACGTGGAAAGCCTACGCCGACGAATGGCCTACGGCTTTCTTCACCTTACCATATGGGAATTTACAAGCTGTTACGTCCGTGTCTTACACACTTGAAGACGGCACTGTCAACACTTTGGACATATCTCGATACATTGTAGACAGTACCTCCGACCCGGGGAGGCTATTACTGTCCCTTAACCAGGATTGGCCCACCGATACGCTGTATCCCTCTAACCCTATTGAAATTGAGTTTACTTGTGGCTACGGGTCGCACACGATACAGAATATCGAAGCGGTGTCTAATACCTCACCGATTGTGATAACTATTGAAGACCATGGGCATTCGACGGCTGACAGAGTTATCGTATCGGGTGTTACGGGCAACACTAATGCTAACGGCCCTTGGAAGATTACTAAGATATCAGATGATACTTTTAGTCTCAACGCTTCAACGGGAAACGCTGAATATGTTTCCGGGGGAACCGTGGTAAAGATAGACGTACCCGAGCCGATCATGATTGCGTCCATGGTACTGATTGGGGATATGTATGCCCATAGGGAGAGCCGTGTCATCGGTCCCAATTTCAAATACACCGAAGTCCCAGGGTATATTACTTCAATGATTCAGTCGTATCGACTGTTTAATCGAGGATAAAAATGCAACGGATAGGGAAGCTCGATCAGCCGATAACGATACAAGAACTCACGATCACCTCAGACGGGATGGGTGCGGATGTAGAGGCTTATACGACTTTGGCGAACTCACCAAAATGGGCTGAGTATATACCGGTTAGGGGCATCGAGAGGACAATGTACGGGGATAAAGTTGAGTCACGGATAGAGTTTCGACTTCGTATGAGGCGAGATCCCCGAGTAACTTCTACCTGTCGAGTCTTACATAAAACTAAAATCTACCGGATTGTCGGTAACCCAGAAGACTATCAACGGGAGGACGACATGGTCCTCCGGTGTCAAGAGGTTGTTTAATCCGTTTTGATCAGAGAAAACCCGAGGAAGGTACGTGTATGTCCGAGACGCCGATACTCGAAAAGCTGAGTAAGTTAGAAAACCGGTACACTAAGACTGAGAGTAAACTGGATAAGATAGAAAACCAGTACGCTAAGACTGAGGGTAAACTGGATAAGATAGATTCGACTATCTCCGTTATTGCTGTTCAAACAGAAAGGTTAGACGCGATGTCGGTTCAAGTGCAGGTCCTCTGGAATAAATACGACGATGCGTTCAAGCCTGACGGTGTTGTTAGCAAGATACAGAGGCACCAAGCGGGGTGCCCTAAAGACGCGGTTAAAGAATCCCTTGACAGGATGTGGGTGGTGATAGGTTTAATGGCGACAGCAGTAACCGGGTGCCTTTTAAAAGCTTTTGGGGGTTTTTAATGGTTGAAATGAAGGCTGGTGCGAGGATCTCCATTGACACGACAGGGTTTACAAAAGAACTACGTGAACACCTTAACGACCAAGCCATGAAGATTGCGGATAAGATAAAAGCAGACGCAAAAGTTACTTCGGCATTTGTTGATAAAACCGGAAGGCTGAGAAAATCCATCAAGAGGAAGAAGAGTAAGTTCATAGACGGTGGCTATATGGTTAAAGCCGGTGGTAAAGGGGCGATGCAGGCATGGTTGGTAGAGCACGGGCACGGTGGGCCAAGGCCAGCAAGACATCATCCTTTCCTTAAACCCGCACTTGATAAAAACGTATCCGAAGCCATAAGAGTTTTTAACGAAGGTATGAAATAATGCAAAATATTTTGACAGGTATATATGGACGTTATAACGCAGACGCTACGTTAAAAGATTCTCTACCTGGAAAGATGCACTTAGAGTTAGCCCCCTCTGGTGTAAAACTTGCATATGCGACCTATTTTATGGTAAGTAGTTATGTAGACTACTGGCTCGGGAACAGAAAATTTGAGGTTGCAACAATCCAGTTTGACATTTACGCCGGGACGAACGCTTCACGGTTAACGGCTTACCAAGCTTTAGTGGACCTTTTTGACGACTCAAAGCCGGTAGCAACTGGGTACGAGACTGTTTTAATGGAGAGGAAGAACCAGCAGTTTGTCAGAGACGGTGACCAGAATCAACTTCATCGAGCCGTAGTAACATATGAGTGCAGATATCTAAAATCTTAAAAGAAAGGAAAGAGTTTGAAAATCAACCTTGGGTGCGGACATCGAAAAATAGAAGACTACGTAAACATTGACGCACAGGAAAGGGTTAACCCGGACCTGGTTTGTGATGTTTTAGGAGGTCTTCCTTACGAAGATAACTCAATTGACGAGGTGAGAGCCTTTGACTTTTTAGAGCATATACCACTTGGTAAAACTATCGGAGTTATTGAAGAGATTTGGCGTGTATTGAAACCAGAAGGTGTGTTGGAGCACCTAACACCTTCGACGGACGGGAGGGGGGCCTTCTGTGACCCAACACATGTGTCATTTTGGAACCTTCTATCCTGGCAGTATTACACAGATGACGCACATCGTGACCTTTATGGGATAAGACCAAAATTCAGGATAAGTGAACTAAGAGATGTTTTAACAGGTGAACAAGTTGTTCATACATACGGGAGGTTACATGCTGTCAAATAAGATAAGTGTCATAATTCCCGTAGTCCGAATCACCTCTGCGGAACGGTGTGTCCGTTCAATCAAAAAACACTTGCCCGGGGCTGAGATAGTTTCGGCGGTTGATGTTGATAGGATCGGGTGTCCGGCCATGGTTAACATCCTCACGAAAGACGCTACTCGTGATTGGGTGCTTTTCCTCGGAGATGACACTGAGGTTGAAGAAGGTTTTGAGCAAGCATTAACAGAAACTCTTGCAACAGTAGACGAAAACTGGTTTGGGGTAGTCGGTGTTTGGACAGAGCCCGGGAACGACCAGGGGCATTGGATGGCCCATAAGAAAATGCTCGACCTTTTACCAGACGGACAATTTTTTAACGAAGCCTACGAACATTGCTTTTGTGAAGAAGAGTTAAGGGACATTGCTACTGAAACGGGACGAAGGCTCGTAGCAAAGGGGGCTAAGTTACGGCACCATCATCCTGTAAATGATGGGTATGAAGCATCTGATGAGTTTTACAAAGACGCTTATAGTGCGGGAAAGTGGGGTAGAGATAAGAATACCTACATCCAACGTAAACGAGAGCGGCTTGGAGGCGTTGCTATCGGGTTTCCTTTAGTAGATGCCCAAGTGCCGGTTCAGTTCTTTACGAGCTATGCTTGTATGGATAAACCTGATGCGTACTCCCTTTTGGTCCCGCAGTTTCCTCACGGGCCTTTTAGCGGAAGTCTGGCTGATGCCAGGAATAGTTTAGTCGAACAGGCACAGATGACCGGAGCTAAGTACCTACTGATGCTTGATACTGATCAAGTGTACCCTGTGGACACTCTTACTAAGTTACTTTCTCATAAAGTTGATGTCTGTGGGGTACGGGTGCATCGACGATGGATGCCGTTTGATCCGATCTTTTTAAGAGGAGAAATTGGCAAATATGAAAGCGTTTCCGAAGAAGAAGCCTATTCAGGTGATTTAATCGAGATAGACGCTACCGGGACAGGTTGCCTCTTGTTCGACATGAAAGTGTTTGACAAGATAGAAAAACCCTGGTTTGCCTTTGACCAAGTGGACGGTAAACCCATTGGGGAGGACATATATTTTTGCAGCAAAGCGAGGAAGGCGGGTCTTCGCATTTTTGTTGATACGTCAATAGAGGTAGGGCATTTAACTACTGTTGAAGTTAATCGATTTTTGCACCAAGTTTGTAAACACATAAAGCCTAAATTGAATTAGGTTAGGAGAAGTAAAATGGCAGTAATAGTAGGTAAAGACGGAAAGGTAACCCTTGGAACGACATCGGTCGTTGGTATGGGTACGTGGACATTGGACGGCGTTTCTGTAGAAGAGTTTGACGCTTCTGCTTTCGGAGACACCTGGAAACAGTTCGAGTATGGTATGAAGGACGGTGGTTCGGTTTCCTTTAACGGTCATTATACCCCTACGGACACCACGGGGCAGGTAGCCCTTCAGATGGCGAACCTTCACAACTCACACCTCACAAATCTGAGGCTTTACATCAACAACACTAGCTACTTTGAGCCCTGCCAGACGGCAGGTTGGTTTGACCCAGATCATACAACAGGGATGCCGACGAAGGTAAGTTCAGTAACGATTACAACGTTCAACATCGGTATGGATAAGTCTGGCCTTGGTACAACTTCCTTCACAGCTAAAGTATCCGGCGTGATGGTGAGAGCAGTCTAAGAACAACTCTTTTTGGGGAGGGGATGTGCCTCTCCCCATAATTCACTTTGTAAAAGAAAGGAACGACAATGGCAACAGTTTTTTCGACAAAAGAACCCAATCCCGGCGCATGGTTTAAATTTAATGATGAAGATCCTGGATCTGGTGAGATCCGTATTCGTGCGGTCAACCAGGCTAAGCGAACCGAGATCCAGAAAAAGTGTGTCAAGCCTAAGACCGAGTATAAGAATGGTCAGAGGTTCGAGTTTACAGACACCAACGACACCAAGTTCAGCGAAATGCTATGGGACTACACTATTGTTGAATGGAAGAACTTGGAAGATGACGACGGTACGCCCCTTGTCTGCGACACTGAGACTAAGATGAAACTGATGCTCGAAAATGTGGGCTTCAGTCAGTTCGTTTCAAACTGCCTGTCTATCCTTAACGATCTTGAGGAAGAGAGGGTCGCAAAAGTTACGGCAAATTTATCGAAAGAGCAGAGCGTCTCAAAGAAAAGCCGCCCTGCTCTACCTGCAAAGAACTAAAAGGCGAAGCCTTCGACTCTGCTGATTGTATTCTCTGCGTCCCACCGATTCTTCCTGAGAACGAGGACGCAGAGATGATCTACGGCATAGTCCAAGATCAGTTCATCTTGGGGATGGGCGGTCCGGTTGCCCTGAACCAAGTTGCAATACACGAAGCAATGAAAATGTACGGCATTGAAGAATTTAAAGTTGAAACGTTTGAGAAGGTTATTCATTTAGGAAGGCACTTCATTAACAAGATGAATGAAGCATCGGCGGCAGCCAGGGAG